TGGCCTTCGCCTTATCCTTCGCACGACCGTAAGCCATGATGGCGTTCTTGAGGTCATCTGCGTTCTTGATCGGATAAGAACCGTCGGGGAGGGCCATGCCTTCTTCGGCAAGAGCCATGCGCTCATCTTCTGAGTACATAGCCTTCAACTCAAACTCGGCGGTTTCCGCATCAATGTCGGCTGCTTCATCGGCATCGTATGCGTCGTAGCCGAGGAACTCGCCGTCAAGGGAGACGAAGCCATCGTAGGACTTGCCATCAACGCCCTCAATCTCGACGGCGTAAGCGTCGTAGCCCTCAAAGACATCGGCGTCAATCGCAATGATCTCACCGGGAAGATTCTTCACGGCGATCTCAGCAGCCTCATCCATGGAGACGATTTCGATGGGGGCACCAGCCGACTTCTCGCCAATCAGTTCGTCGTCAAGCAACTGCCAACCACGACAAACGCCAGTGCTTCCGTCGTAGTAGGCCTCAGCGACTGAGCCATCCTTGAGGAGCACATCAACGACGAACATGTCGTTGGCATCGGCGTAGCCAGACTCAAGAACCTTGCCGTCAAGCATTTCTTCAGCAAGACCCTCAACTTCAAGCAGTGTCGGAAGATCCCCTTCGGGGGCGCAACCACCCGGGCAGGCAGCACAGGGCTCGGAAGTCCCCGTGAGCATCTTGCCCTCGAAGCCGCAGACAAAAGCATCTTCGTCCCACTCTTCGGACTTGACCTGCATGGAAGACATGCGGCGCTTGCGAGCAGCCATACGGCGCTTGCGGTCTCTGTCGTTCATCGCCTCCATGGGAGACTCGTCGTCCATGACTTCCTTCTCGGACTCCGAATCATCCATGCCCATTTCCGGCATATCGCCCTTCTTCTTGGGCTTCTTGCCACTGTCCGACATGAGCCAATCCATGACCTCTTCTTCGGACATGTCTTCCACCGGCTTGTCGCCCTTGACCTGAACAGCCATGGCTCCACACTTGCCACAAACCTTGGCGCCGGGCTTGTATCCGCAGTCAGCAGCGGCAGCACCCTTGGCACACTTGAGTACGGCGCCGTCGCTGCTAATGCGAACAATCGCCTTTTCCTCGTCGGACTCTTCTTCCGTTGTCTCAACGTCTTCGTAGTCGTCGGACTTCTCTTCGGAATCAAAGTCTTCTTCAAGGTTGAGTTCTTCGTCGTACTCGTCGTCCGACTCTTCGTCCGACTTCTCATCAACGACGATGTAGTTATCGGGGAAGGTGATCTCCTCGAAATCTTCCATTTCAAACTCCTGCTCGCTTTGCATGGCTGCGTTATCCTTTTACTTGACACACGCCATGCAATGCTTGACGTGTTGCGGTTATTGACAGATTACATCTTTGAGTGCGTGAAATACTGATATTGCGGATCTTGACTAATCCCTCATGGCGTCTTCAAGGTCGTTGAGGCCGTCTACGATCATGTTGGCGACGTGCTGCCAATAGATTTTGGCTGCGCCAGCCGAGTTGCGCATGCGGTCCAACGCCCGATCGTGAGAGTTCTCAAGCCAATCCCGATATTGTTCGTAATCGTCACCACTACGAACTTCATCGGCTCGCTCAAAAGCGCGCTCCCAGCGACTGAGTTGAGGGTTGTCCTTCTTGAAGTCTTTGATGAGTTCCTGATAGCGCTTCCGGAACTCCTCCTGTCGACTGCGCCGGTGCGCAAGAGCGGCATTCTCGACCTCATCCAACTGTTCTTGAGTAAATCGCGCCGTGTCTTCGCCCGGACGGCTGGCAGAGCGATTCTTTGGGCCACGCTGATTACGGCGATTCCATGCCCACTCACCAACTACTTGCTTTGCAGCCGCAACGGCCTCAAGTTCCGAACCACCCTCATCGCGCACTTTTTGCATAGCGCTTTCAATGTCGTCGTCAAGTTTGTCAGTTCGCTTCTTCTTGACGTTTTCAATGACCTCCGGTGTCACCTTCGGGGAAGGGCGCTCATTGCCTCGGTTTGGTGTTGGCTTGACGTCATAGACAGGCTTACGTCCGGTGGGTCGCTCCGACCTCATCCTTCGCTTCATCCGATCATCCATGTCAATGATGTTTTTCGCAGGAGGCGTAACGCCAAGTTCTTTGAGACGCTCGTCAACCTTGTCGATTTCAGAGTCGTAAAACTTGACACGTTCCCGTTGAGCGTTCGTCGGCGGTCGGAAGTTTTCGTGGTCATACGCAGGACTGTTCAAGGTCAGTGACTCAAATCGACGTTGCTGAAGAAAAACCCCATCATTGTGATCTTTCATCTTTTCACGAATCGCCCCAAGGATTTCGATTTCGTCATCCTTACTAATCTTCCCTGCCTTGCGTCGGGCGGCAACAAGATCAAGAGCGCGTCCGATCCTCTTATCGCCGCCCCCCTTTGAGAAACGAGATGCGGCTGATGCGGCTGACGCAACAGCAGCGACGGGCATTGGGGTTTCGTCAGGCATGCCCGGCGCAATGCTGTACTTACCATCATTATCGCCATCACGAGGCTTCCGCTTGCCACCGGAGCGACCGGGAATCATTCCGGCGATTCCGCGACGACCGCCCCCTCGACCAAAAGGCATAAATCGGCCAGCATTTCGAGATCCTGCTGGACCTCGACCAATCCCTCGACCAATACCTTTTTCTTGAATCTCATCAAAGTTTTCAAGGACTGACTTGACTGCAACTTCGGCTTCTTCGCTAATCCCTGAAATCAGAATGCCTTCATCTACACATTCGGATTCAAGGCCGTGATATTCCAGAACTGGGTCAAGTGCGTCTTTGAGGGCAAACAAATCCTCAAGATCCGCTTCAATCAGAACCTCACCATCACCCTTGCGCTGCATTCCAGCACTAACTGGCTCTTCACCGAGAACCTCAGTGAGCAACTGAATCGCTTGTGTGATTTTTGAGGTGTTGCGAGAGTTGAGAACCCGGCCGACTTTCTCCTCAAGTTCAATCAGGGATTCCTCAAGAGTCTTCATGGTTCCGCATGAACCCTTACCAGAGCATCCGCAACCGCAGTCTCCGGGCTTACCAGCAACACCAACGGGAGCACCTTCGGGCTTCACCCATTCGTGCTCCATCCAATCGCCCTTTTCATCCTCGCCTTCGTGCATCCAGTTCTTTTCGTCGGCAAGGTACGACATGAACTCTTTCTCTTCACCGACAAACCAGTTCAAAACTTTGTTGGCATACTCAATGTCTTCATCGGTTACTTCGCCATATCCCTTTTCGTACTCATCATCAAAAGGATCCGGCATGCCCTTATTGTCCCCGTCTGGACGCAGACGACGTAAGCGGTTATTGAACTCTGAGTCTGAAAGGATTGAACCTCGGACAACGCCACGCAACTTGCGTCGACAGTTCTTCATTCCGGGGTGATGACAACCTTCATTTGGCCAAAGGCCAGTTGTCTCATGGTGGAGCCACGCGCAGATGTTTTGCAATGGGTACAACTCTGGATGGTTGGCAAGGATCACCAAGCAGCGACGGAATCCACCCTCACGGCGCATGATTGGCCGCCAATAGCGAAGCAATCGTTCAAGATTCCCTCGGCGTGGGCCGTAACCACGGAGAATATCGCCAGTGATGCGTTCTTGTGGAATCACATCGGGGGGAACGGGGGCTTTGTACTCCTCGTCACCGATGTACGCCTCACCTTCTCCACCTTCAGTGGGAATGTAGACGGTTTCAATCCGAACCTTCTCGGGTCGTCCAACCATCACTCGGCCATCTTCTGCGTGCCAAGAAGCGCGCATGGTTACTGGATCATCTTCACCCATTACGTCAAAGACGACAGTATTTCCAGTGATTGCACGGATTCGGACCGGAGCCCGCATTTCATTTGCAATGGCGCGAGCCAAAACTGCTCGACGACCCATTGAATCGTTTTGCTGAGGACTCTCGTCCTCTTCTTCATCCTCACGGTCTTCGTCGCGACCATTCATGGCTCGCATTCGAGAGGCAATGCGCCCGAGTTCTTCCATGGGGTCGTCGTCAGATGAGCCTTCTCGCTCATACTCTCCGTAGCCGTGACCCTTGGTCTCATTCTTCTTCTTGATCGCTTCTCGCACCACATCCTTCATGTGGCCTTCCCCGCGACTTCCAATCGCCAACCACTTGATCTGGGCGATTACGCCGGGAAGAAGGAAGTCTCCCTCGTGGCGCGCCACCCAAGCCTCGCGTAGTTCTAGGGCCTTGATCTGATCTTCCGTTTGAGCGACGCCACCCTGCTCCGCGATGCGCGTGAGGATCGTGTACTGATCGTCGCCCTTGATATTCCCCCCGGCGTCCCAAATCTCAGGGTGCTCCTCTTTGATCATCTCAGCAAAAGAGCGATCGAACATCGGCCACTTCGACTTTTTGAAGGACGTAACTCGATCATCGCCATTATCCGACTTGATTGAGATCGTGCCAGTCAACTGATTAGCCCCATGTAGTACGGGTGAGACCTCGTAAAGTTCAACCTCTCGCAGTAGATTTGCCTGACGAGTGTTGTCATACGCCGCAGTAATCGTCTTGTAACCGATTGACCATTCCTGTTCAGCGCCAAAGAAAAGAATGTTGGCAAACGCTTCGCGACCCCGCTCTGATTTCAGATTGAACTGAACTCGTGCAAAGAGACCACCAATACGGGCGTCTCTCATCTTTGCGGGCAGGCGACGATCATCCGGGCCCACTTCATAGATTTCAAGAACCTTGCCGATTGGCTCATTCCAGTTGTGCCCCCAGACAACTCTGGGCTTACGGCGCTTCAGGCTGGCGTCAAATGCTCCGGGGAGAACAATGTCTCCAACAGAGTCCTTGTTGCCGATACCGGCCACAAACGCCTCAACGATGCCCTCGGCTTCGTCAATGGTCAACTGGCCATTCATGGCCTTGGTTTCAAAAGTCTGCTCTGGCATCGCGGTATGTACCTCAAGTGGTCGCGAGATGTGACTACAAGGGTATGACACCAATCGCCCACTCACAGCAGGGTTTCAACAAATGTCCGAGTTTGTTGAAACCATTTTCTTGAAATAGAAGGACTATCGCCCGAATCGCAATCGGCAGCGACATCCGACCGTGAGGTTTGGTGGGGCAAGCGGATCTCCGGGGAACCTGATCTTGATCCCCTGCACAGTAAAGGGTTGATCAAAGGGCACCGTATTACCGTCAAGGATTCGATGCTCGGGGCGAACCCGAGAATCCCGTTCGGACAGCCACATTTTCGTAGGCTTCAAGCCGACTCGACCGCTTCCTTCTTCGCCATCCCCTTCTGCCGACTCATTTCGAGCCGCCAGTTGCGCAGCCCGCTGACTGGCCAAGTAGGTTCCGGCATTGAAGGCGCTTTGCGTTTCGTTCTCTGCGATCCTGCGACGACGCTGCCCCATCAACGAGGCAAAGATTGCGCCCAAGGCCGTCCGCAGGATTCCCGCTTTGTCGTCATCACTGCTGAGAGCCAAGGCGACCAAAATGGCCGCTAAGACCTCATCTTTAGTCGTATCGTTGACTTTTTGAACTCGTGCCATCTGCTGATTCAAATACTCTTGAACTTCTTCAGGATCGGCGGGCTCCTGTTGCTGAGAGGGATCAGCCTTAGCGTTCGTGGATACAGCGATTTCCGCAGCGTCGTTCACTATTGCTGAGATCAGTGGTCGAATGTCTTCCGTGATCTGCTTGTTCCAAACGTCCACGTCAAAGATGTTCTCAATCTTGAGTTCACCTGAGGCAAGCGCTTGCCTAGCCTTGGCACCAGTGGCCTTTTCTAGAACCACGCGCGACTGACGCTCGAATAACCGCTCTAGGGACCTGTCTAGGATTTCGGTCCAACGCTCAACGGCTTTTTCCGACTTGATGTCCCATTCATCGGGAACGTACTTGTTCTCCAAGTCTTTGAACATCATTGGCCCGACAGCAAGAGCAGCCTCTTGTTCAGGGGTGGGCTCAGCCGGAGTTTCAGTTTCGGTCGTGGCCGGAGTTTCCGGAGCGGCGGGTTGGGCTGCTCCTTCTGGAGGCATCGGAGCAGCACCGACCATGTCAACTGGTTGCTGCTCGGCTGGATTGAATGGCTTTTCAGTGTTGCCAATGGGAGTGAGGTTGGGGTTGGCCAAAAGCGAATCCATCAACTCCGACTCAACCGTTTCACGGCCAGTACCACCTCGGTACTCATTCCCGGAGATGAGTCCGTTATTGAACTCCTCCATGAGGTAGCGCTCTCGCTCTTGCTTGGCAATAATCAGGATCGGCACTGAGGAGGTGTCAAAATCCACATAGCGCTTTTCGTGGAGTTCGTCGAGGCCGCGGGCAAGAACTTCAAGATGGGGAAGCATGGTCTCCATCCAGAAGACGCGTAGTTCCTCGGCGGCGTTTGAGAAGGTTCGACCGGCGGCGTTACCGATTACTGATTCCGGAACACCAAAGGCGGCAAGGATTTCCTCTTTCGTGATCTGGCGCATTTGGATGTAAGCGGCATCACGAGGGTTGGCAGAAGTGTCAACAAAGTCAACGCCATCATCGGCAGCGATTACGGAGGTCTGTCCGGTTCGATTGATGTTTCCCCGGAAACGTGACCGCAGTTCTTCCTTGTCGTCCTCGTCCATCTCACCACGAACAACGAGTAGGCCGCCCGGGCGGCCGTCATTCAGGAGGAAGTTCCTGTTGTAAATCTTTGCGAGGTTCTCAATCTCAATCGCCACGCCAGCGGTCTCCATCGGCGTAAGCGAGAGATATGGGTTGAGTGGATGCGGACGTCGAATCCAGACAACATCGTCCGGTTTGATGATCTGCTTACCGCCACCCGGAAGGGTCACTTCAAAACCCGAAACAAACTTTCGTG